TCATTTCACCATCTCCCTGTCTCTAGAGTGACCATACCCTTGAATGATACGGCGAGCTTTGATTTTGTCATAGAATTTTTCGTTTGTTTCTTCCCAGACAGTCTCTTTATCATATGTAAATTGGTGACCACCTTTTACCTGAACAACAAAATCTTCAACAGGAAGGAGGATAGCGGTGTCCCATTCATCTGCATGTAAATCCAGCAGATATCCACCATCTATATTAGACTTCAAATATTTATGGAAGCAACTCTTAGGTAAGTCAATACGACCACGCAAGAGTGCTCTCACTGCCAAGATTCTTTTCTTGGGTGTCATGTAATGTAAGTTGGCACCAAAAAACTCTTTTGGTGTTGCTTTTATACAATATATGAGAGGGAACTTGTCGTAATATGGTAGTCGTGATGTTGCTTTGTACTCAAACATGTACATGTGACCAGCGACAGCATATCGTCTAAGAATGTTGCCATCTTCATTAGTTGTGCTACCTGTTCTATCACGCAACTCATCTTTAATATACTTTGAGTTGTCTTTTTTGAATGCGGAGATTTGTGACCTAACTTGGTTTCTATACCACTGGTATGATTGTTTCTCTCCTGCAGTTGCTTCTGTTACTTTTTCAAACAGTGTTTGATAACCAGGGTCCTCTTTTACAGAGTTCCTCTGAATATCTGCGAATCCGCGTGCCATTTTAGACTCCTAGATTTTCTTCGGTAAGGATTAAAAATTTCATCTGCCTGTCCTCACAGAAGTCCTGAGCAGCGTCCCACTTGGCACGGTTCTTGGCGAACGTCAGGGCAGCCCGTTTGTAGGCAGCAGTTCTTTTATTCTTATCATATGGTGGTTTTGTTTGTTTCTTGGGTTTAATTTCAATGATATATTTCGCAACCTTCCCAGACTTTTCGCGTACCTTAATGTAAAAATCAGGGAAGTATCTATGCACTCGTCCGTCAGTTGGACAACGATATGGAATGATAGTTTCTTCACTGCCCCACTCCAAGATAGAGGGGGTGCTGTCACAGAACACCATGAACTTCCGTTCCCATAACGATCTGTAAATGATACGAGATGGATTGCCACGGTACTTTTTAGGATTGACTGGTTTGTATAATCCTGAGTACGCCATAAATATAAAAAGATCCACATTTATATTTAGAGTGGCAACTTTAAAACAAATCATGGAGAAGATGGGTGTGCGCGGAGGAATGGCGCTCACCAGCATGTACCGAGTCCGTATTAATAAGGGTTCGGAACGACTCAACGCATCGTCGGAAACCTATGATTGGTTTCCTGAATGGACTAGAGATCAACAGTTCATTGAGTTGATGTGTGATGAGGCACAACTACCTAATATTCAAGCACAGACTGGTTTAATGACTGGTAGGCATCTAGGTGAAGGTGCTTTCCAATACCCACATACCAGAGTCTATTCTGATGTGAGTATGAGTTTCATTTGCGATGCTGCAATGACTCAATTGAAATTCTTTTCATCATGGCACGACTTTATCTTTGGTTCTAGTGATTTCCTTGCAGATGGTTTCCGCCCTCAGAGAACTAAAGTAGAAAGTGCGGAAGAGTTGATGGGACAGGGTGGCAATCCCATGAACAGTGTTGTTCGTTCTAAGTATCCTAAGGAATATGTCTGTGACATTAGAGTCATGAAGGTAGATCAGGGTCCTAAAGCTGACAGAGCAAGCATAATGTATATTTTGCGTGATGCATATCCATATAGTATTGACACTATTCCATTGGCATATGGAACATCACAGTTGACAAAATGCACTGTTAACTTCTATTATAAGAAGCATGACATCATTTACAATGCTGCTCTTAAAGACGAAGCGTTATTCGATACTGCAATGCCTTTTCCAAAGGGCTAATTTGACTTTTTGATTCCATAAAAGTGGGAAAATTTTTTCCGCTAATTTTTGAGTCAAAAAGTCGATCTAAATAAATATACGATCTGAGGTTATTATCATGGCTTTGCCTAAGGTTGGGTATCCAACATATGAACTTGAATTGCCATCTACGGGTAAAACTTTAAAATATCGCCCGTTTTTGGTAAAAGAGGAAAAAGTGCTTTTGCTTGCACTTGAGTCTGAAGACGAAAAGCAAATTACTAACGCAGTTAAGGATCTTATCAAAAATTGCGTTTTGAGTAGAATTAAGGTAGATCAACTGCCTATTTTTGACCTGGAATACATTTTCCTTAATATCCGTGCTGCTTCTATTGGAGAGAGCATCACTTTGACCGTAACTTGTCAAGATGACAATGAAACGAAAGTTGATGTAAAAATTCCAATTGGTGATATTAAAGTATTCAAACCAGAGGGTCATTCACCCAAAATTGAGTTTGATGAAGAATTTGGCGTTGTGATGAATTATCCTAGCATGAAGAGATTCATCGAATTGGACTTTTTGAGTAAAGATCTCGATACTGACGAAGTATTTGTATTAATTTCTGAAAGTATTGATCAAATCTACCAGGGTGAAGAGGTTTTTGATAGTACAACTACTACAAAGAAAGAATTCCGCGAATTTATTGATAGTCTTACTACTAATCAATTTGAGAAAATTCAGGAATTTTATCAAACATCACCCAAACTTAGACATTCCTTTACAGTGGTAAATCCCAAAACTGGTGTGGAGTCTGAGTATGTGCTTGAGGGTTTGCAGAGTTTTTTCGCATAGCACTCTTCCAAAACAATCTGGAGGGGTACTACAGAGTTAATTTTGCCTTGATGCAGTACCATAAATATAGCTTGACTGAGATTGAAAATTGGATACCGTGGGAGCGTGAAGTCTATGTAGCGTTCCTCATGCAGTATCTTGAAGAAGTCAAGCAAAAGAACCAGCAGAAATAATGGCGGGATATACAACAACATATTCTGGGGACCTTACTACCACTATTGCTAGTAAGTTATTTGATGCTGTCAAAAATAAAGTTGAAAAAAACCGCGACGAGAAGCGCAAGGAGCAAGAAGAGCTAAAAAAGGAACTTGACAGGGATGATCCTGATTCGATTCCTGTCAAAAATTCTGATATGGCTGAATTTGTCACCAAAATGTTTGGTGGTGGCATTAGTCTAGAGTTAACTAAGTTAGAGGGAAAGGTAGATAGCACTGCAGAGCAGGTTTCTGATCTACGATCGTCTAATATTCAAACTGTTCAACACATAGTTGACCATAATAATGCTGTAGCAGAAAAATTAGATGGCATAGCTGAATTATTCAGACAGAAGTATGCCCTTGACAAATTAAAAGAAGATTTGTCAGAAACTAGGTCGATGATGAAAAAGGTCGCTCGTGGAGAGACCCTTACTGGAAGTAAAAAATATGTCAAGGCGGGTCGCAAACCTGTCGCATCTCAGTTTCGTTTGATAGGTGGTAAGATTGCTAGGTATGCTCTAGGAAAGGGAGGAGCTAAATTTAGAAGAAAGTGGGAAACCTTCACCAGAAAAAAATTAAGAAATTTATTTAATAGCGGCGAGAGGCAGTATAAAAAAATTGTAGCAAATGCTGACTACTATGCCACTCGTGGTATGCGTACATACGCAAAGGATGCTGGACTTAACACCAGAAAATTCATAAAAGATCAAGATGATCTTTTGTTTAAGATGATCAGAAATAAGGAAATTGATCCTCTTGACGCTATCCTGATGAAATCAGAGTTGATGACTGAACTCTCTGATATGGATAGAAGTATTGGTGCTAAACTACAGCGTGGCGTGCAAAATGCTAGAGCAAAAGTTGCCAGAGTTAGAGATAAAGGAGCTGGGTTGGTTGGAGCAGCTAGAAAGGGAATTAGGTCTCGCTCTAGAGCATTTAGAAAAACTCTTGCTAGAAGGGGTGGTCCTTTAGGTAAATTAATTAATAAAAATGTCTATGGATCCAGAGTTGCTGCTAAAAGGTTTTTAAGTAAAAGTGGAAAGTTAGGTACTAAACTTTTTGGTAAAGCAGGTAAATTTGTTCCTGGTCTTGGAACAATTATTGGTGTTGGTGAAGCTGCTGCTAGATTTGCTGGTGGTGACCCTGTTGGTGGTTTGATGAGTCTTGGATCCGCAATACCTATTCTTGGTTGGGGATTCACTGCAGCTGATATTGCCAGAGACATGGGTTATGACCCACTTGACACATTACCAGAAGGATACGAGACAGGAACCTCAATGCTCACCAACCCTGGTGAAGCAATATTACACGGAAAGGAAAGAGTTGAGTTAGTTGATCCAAAATCTAAATTGACTGTTTCTCATATTGAACAAGTTGGTTCTCAGATTGCATCTACATCACTAAAACTGGCAAAAGATGCTGGTGTAGACAGAGAAGTATTTGGTGAAATTACTAAATTGCCGTTCAAAATTGAAAATGTCACATATACATCAGATTTAAAGAAAACTGCACCTACTAAAACATCAAGTACACTTACTCGTAGACTAACAGACAGAAATGCTGAAAGGAATTTCATTGTCAATAGAGGTATTAAGTATTCTCCACCACCTCCTGATGCAAAACCCAATAAAGCAGCACCTGTAACTACTAGTAGTCAACAACCAGGACCAAATACTCCAGCATCAGGAAACGATGCCGAAGCATTTGATACTGTTTTCAAGATTGGAGCTACAGGAGATCTTGATGGGCAAGACACTGGACTGAATATGACTCTTGCTGGTGGAATTGGAACTCCAATCTATGCACCAAGAGATCTAGTCTACAAGGAAATTGGTACTGATGGAATGCCTGCCGTTGGTCTTCAAGGTAATCCAAATGTTGTAGAGTCGCAGAAAGGACAGGGATTTGGTTATTATGGAGCGTACTTCTTTGAAGAAAATGGTAAGGAGTATGAAGTATTACTAGGACACTTTAAAAGTTTACCATATAAAGGTAATAAAGATGGTGATGTAATTCCAGCTGGAACATTACTAGGATACCAAGGAGCGTCTGGAAACACAGATTCTGGTGTATATGGTGGACCTGCATATCCACATATCTCACTTCATGTCAATGGTGTTGGATTTAAGGCGAGTAATAGAGTATTGCTTGATTTTGCAAAGAGTTTGCGTGGAGCAGGAGATTCAACCAACCCAGTTAATGATGATGACGACGGTGGTGGCGGTGGTATTCGTAATTTAATCAGACCTAAGAAAAATGCTGGTGGCGGTCCAAAAATTCCATTTAGAAATAATGTAGAAAGACGCACATATAACGCTCTCAAGAGTAAAGGTTTCTCACAAGCGCAAATCGCTGCTATCATGGCAAACTTTGACATTGAGACCATGGGATACACTAGAATGTATCAACTTGATGGTGGTCCTGGTCGTGGTCTAGCTCAATGGGAAACACCAGGGCGTTGGGACTTAGCATTAAAATGGTACGAATCTACTGGAAGAGATCCAAGTAAATTGATTGATGATATCGAAGGACAGGTTGATTGGATGATGCATGAGTTTACTAATATTCCAACAAATGCTAAAGGTCAACCTATGCTGCCATATGGATATACATATGATTTAAATGCTTGGAAAAATTCCTCTAAAGATCCTGCAGTATTAGCAAAAAATTGGATGAATTGGTATGAAGCGCCAAATCCAAATTATCAACACCTTGACGGGAGACTTAGTTCTACTGCAAATTACAATAAAATGTTCTCTGGTGCTACTGATTCTAGCGAACCTGCTACAAAGAATAAACCATTTGGTGGATTGTTTGAGAAAGGAGAAGACGGAGAATTTTATAACATATTTGATGGTACGCCACTACCAAAAAATTTAAGGTCTTCTGCTTCCGATTCTTCTAATTTCTCAGCAAATAATGAGATAATGCAAAAAAGTGTTGCTTCTTTGTCTCAGGAAGATGAGTCTGATGTACTTATACAGACAATTGTATTAAATAATGTTATAGAGAGCAAATCTAGTGAAATTCAGGAACTTCAAATCGAAAGTTCAAAATCATCTGGATTCAATCCACTAGCATTCCACATGGCAAGACTAAGCGCATAATATGGCATCATACTCATACACATATAGCGGTGATCTTACCACCACAGTAGCTACTAAGCTATATCAAGTTCTTGCCAACGCTCGTGAAGATGCGAAAGGTGAGAGGGAAGTTGCTGAGAAAGAAGCAGAGAAGTATGGTATAGATCCAGAACTCAAGCGAGGTGAGTTTTTTGGTGAAGCACTGAAGTATAGAATGACACCTGGGTTTCTTAGAGAAAAGAAATTCGGTGACAGGTTTAATTATCCAGATTACTTAGCAAGAGGTCAGAAGTCAGACGATCCTTTGATTGGGACACCTCTGGCAAGTAGAGTTCTACCTGAGTATCAACAATTAGCAAATCCACTAGAGCAAAAGTATAGAGAAAAGGTAAAACCAAAGGATCCTCTGGTTAGACCATCTACAACATATCAGGATACTGTACAGCGACCAGTTCCTACAACTGATAAGAAACTTGGATCGTTGCTTGTCAAGATAGCTGAGAGTATCAACAAATCTATCTCAACTATTGGAGAGAGGCAGACAGAAGTACAGACTGAAATAGCAAGTGCAAAAGATTCGTCACTTGCTGTCGCTAAAGGACTATCTGTCAGTACGGATACAATATCAGATAAGTTAGATGATATTGCAAAAATCTTAAATCAACAACTTCAATTAGATAAGAAGATTGAAGATGATAAGGAAACTGATGTAGTGATGCAGCAGGTTTCTGATGTTGATGATCTTGCTGATACTGATGAATTTGTTGGGTTAGATGACAATACTAAAGTTGTTGCAGCTCGAAATGAGGTAGAAGATCTGCAGAGGATGCGTGACAACCTCATGAACGACCCTGTGGATGAACCACTTGATGATATACCACAGGCAGAGACTGGTGGTATCTTTAGTGGTCCTGACAGCGGTTATCCTGTCATGCTGCATGGCAATGAGATGGTTGTCCCACTTGATAATAACTATACTCAAGGGGAACCTAGTGCTGTTGATGGTCAGACCAGACCAAAACCTCAGTATGAGACAGGTGTTAATAATATAACTCCTACTATGCCAATGGTTCCTCAAGGGAAACCAATGGTGTCGCCTACCACAAAGAAAACTCAGAAGAATGATGCCACCACTGAAGATTTAATTAAGGTGATGGAGATGCCAGCTAAAGTTGCTGGTTTGACAACCATCGCAATGATGGGTCGTGCAGCAAGTGGTATGCCATCTGTCATGGGAATGGGCGGAGCAATTCAACAAATTACCCAACCGATTGCTGAGACTTTTGGTATTAACAATCTGGTGTCAAACAACCTTCTGAAGAGTGTCAACACCAAAAATAATTCTGAACTTAATCAAACAGAAAATCCACCAGGAATGAGTATGTTTGATAGAATTGTCAACTTCTTTGGTGGTGCTGGGGACTTTGTAACTAAAATCTTCGAGATTTTAAATCCATTTGATGATGAAGAAGAACCTGAAGATCCTGGTGGTGGTGGAGGATACCGCTCACCTGGAGGTGGTGGATATGCTAAGTCAGGTAAGCCTGGTGGAGGACTCTTCGACATATTCAATAGAAAACCTACTGGATTAGCAAGAGGAACTAGAAATGTTCGTGCTGGATTTACTGGTATGAATTCACAAGGATTCAATGCTATGATGAGAGGTGAAAGTTATATACCATCTAGTAAACCACAGATCCTTGGTAGGGGTGCATATTCTGCACCTACTTTCGCTGGTGCTAGTAGATATGCAGGTGGCATGGGATCTCTTGGTGGTAGTCAGTTGCCTGGTGGTGTTGTGAATACCATTGTTCCTGGTGGAGCACCTCGTATTAACTTCATAGAACCTCAGGCAAAAGTAAATCCTGCAACTTTTAATAAAGGTAGAGATCTTGCTACAAGATTGCAAAATAATGCATATCCAAATAGTTCTAGGGCAAATCTACTTAGAACTCAGATTAGAACTGGTGGAGTTAAAGTTCCACCAAAAATGCCTCCAAAAATCTCACATCCATTTATTATGTTGGCAGACATGATAATTAATGATCTGATTAATCCACAACCAATATCAACATATGATCAGGTGACTGGACCTAATGCAATGTATAATAATCCAAAACTGTCTGCAGAACAGAGAAGAATTATGTATGAATCTGTGCATGGACCACAGAATAACACTGGAGCGATGTTAAATGTATCCTCTTCAGAGGCACAGACTCTTAGAAGGCAGAATCAAATGACACCAGTGGTTCTAAATAATCTTAGTGGTAATGATGGTAGACCACAACCAGAAACTTCTGTGTCTGCTATTAATTCTGTAGGAAATGCTGGCACCGATACATACACCAAAGGTTATACATCTCCCATCTTCTTTGATTGATTATGAAAGCAAGAGAATTCAGTTTTAAAACAATCAAAATCTGGAGAGTCGGTGAAGAATCTGGCGAACCATATTCAATAATCTACAAAGCAGGGGTATCTGAAAATACAGTCATCTCATTTCAATATTATGAGGATCTGTTTGACATTGGATACAAAGCAACTCTGGTGCTTAATGAGAGAGGTCAGAACTTACCTGGAACAATGCCTATTCAAGGTTTTGAGAAAGTTACTGTTGAGTTGACTGACTACAAAGGAGATGATCGTGAGTATGAGTTTCGTGTTTGGAAAGTAGGTAATAGAATTGAAAAAGAAAGAAGTAGAAGTTATACACTAGGTCTAGTATCTGCTGCTCTACTAGCAAACGAAGGTATTTTTGTCAATCGTGTTCTGGAAGGAACTCCTACCACTATTGTAGGAAAATTGTTGAGGGAGTATTTTAAAGTATCTGATGCTCAGATGAAATTGCAAGAGAGTGTCAACTCTATGAAGATTATTCCTGCTTCTAAGAGTCCATTCTCTATCATCAGAGATCTACAAGCAAAAACTATATCAGCTGGTGCTGAACCAAAGACTAAAACAAAGGCGGAAGTTTCAAGTGGAGCATCAACAGTAAGTTCTGATTCCCCAGGAAATGTATCTCAAGCGAAAGGAACTGCTGGATTTATTTTTTATCAGGACTTTGATGGATTTCATTTCAAAAGTATTGACTCTTTAGTTTCTACATCTACAGATAAGTTCAATGGATCTGGACCTGTAGCATCTTACACATATCAGGCAGCAAATGTGGATGCTACTGATGCACAGAATGATAGAAAGATCATGGAAGTTGAGTTTAAAAATGAAATTGATCTACTCAAGAAGCTAAGACAAGGTGCATATTCGTCATTATGCTGCTTTTTCAACATAAATACTGGCAAATACGAGGAATATGTTTACAAATTAAGTGACATGTGGGACAACATGGCTCATCTAGGTGCTCAAAAAAAGCTACCACAGGGGCAAGTAACACTCTCCCAATACCCCACACGTATTTTATCCACTGTAGTAAATCACGAAAACTGGTATAACGGTACAGACATTGCTTCTAACGAAGACAGTGAAAAACCTGGAGATTTCACAGATTATCAGAAACAATACTTACTTCAATCGATTGCTAGAGCAGGCATCTTGTTCAATCAGCAATTAACAATCTCAGTGACTGGTAATCTGGATCTTCGAGTTGGAAATAAGATAGAGGTCAAGATTCCAAACCAAATTCCTCATGCAGAAAAGGAAAATGCAGGGTCCTTTGACCCAGAACACAGTGGCATCTATCTTATCAGGAAAATCACAAATATCTTTGACAATCGTACCAAGGAGTGCGATACTGTATTGGAGTTAATTAGAGACTCCATTGGTTACGAAGAATCGAATGTAAAGTAGGAGGACTATGGACAGCATCGAACAACACATCAAAGCCGATAAAGAAATTCTAGACAATCCGATGACTTCTCCACAGAAGCGTCGTCATGTCGAAGAAGAGCTACATGAACTAGAAATCTACGCAGAAAATCACAAAGATGAAATTGAAGCAGGCGATCACCATGATCCCTCTCCTCTTGAACTCTATTGTGAAGTAGAACCTGGAGCACCTGAGTGTAAAATTCACGATAACTAATTATGGATGCCCTATCTTCATTATTTCCGATGCATCAGATCGGTTCCGATGGTTTTGCCTGGTGGATCGGTCAAGTTGAGACGCCTACATATCGGAATGATGGAGAAAAAGATCCAAAGCGTTCTGGCAGATATAAAGTCAGAATCGTAGGGCATCATCCTAAGTCTTGTACAGCAGTAGCAACTGCGGATCTGCCATGGGCAATCACTATGATGCCTGTGACGGATCCTTATGCTGCTGGTGCAACTAGATCTAAATCACCAAGACTAGAACCTGGAGATTGGGTTGTTGGTTTCTTCTTAGACAGAGAGCAACAGCAACCAGTAATCATGGGATCGATTGGTCAGGTAGCAAATGCAGCACCTGAAATTGTAGGAGATCCTAATCCTGGTGAGGGATGTAAAAATTTTACTACATTTCTTGATCCAGAAGTTAGACAAAGTGATCAACCTGTTGATGAAGGAGATTTTTCTTCAGTAGAAGCAGGAGTCCCTTTGTCTGGGGGAAAGAATGATGATATTGATGAAGACGCTCCAAAACCAGCATTAATTACAAATTTATCTGCTGCAAAGAGAGCAGAAACTTCTGAAACAAACAGAGCAGGCATCAATTTCAGTGTTGCTGTCGTGACTAATTGTGGTGAGGAGAGTAATCTTCAAGGAACATTTACCAGATTACTGAGTGAAATGCTCAGGGATGTTCAGCAAAGTAACGGTAAAGTTGGTACATATCTGGTTGGTCAGTGGACTGGTGACATTTACGATACAATTGATATTGGAAGAAGAAATATCAATAAAGCAATTCGTATCATGGAAACCTTCATCGCTAAGGTGAAGGGTTATGTAGTTGAAAAGATCAAGATGGTGATCGATGACTTGATCAAAGCAATCTTGAGACCAGATGAAAATGGAAATGCTCTAACACCAGTAACTAAATTCTTCAATGAAATGTTGAAGAATCTTGGATGTAGTATGAAAGACTTGGGTCTTAGACTACAAGAGTTCTTAGAAGAATTACTATTCAATTATCTATTTTCAATCTACAAAGCAGCAGCATGTCAGGTAGATAAACTAGTTCAAGGTATACTCAATAAAATTAGAGCACTCATGGAAGAGTTGCTTGCTAGTGTTCTGGGTCCTTTGCAAGATATCTTAGGTGCAATTGCTGCTCCACTCAACATAATTGGTGAAGCAATTAATTTTGTTCTAGATCTTCTTGGTATTTCTTGTGATGGTCCTGGTAAAGGATGTAAGCAGACAACAACTGTATCTACCAAGTGTAAGACAGACAAGAAAGAAAACTTCCTAGACAAGTTACTAAAAGATCTAGAAGATCCGTGGGAAGGTGCAGGTGCTGACTGGGCAACATATACTTGCGAAGAAGCATATGAAGGTGTCAAGTTAGAGGATACTGAAGTTACTATTATTGGTGGCACACAACCAACCCCAAATGTTATTAATTATGACATTCAAGATCTTAGTGTAACTGAAGGTGAGGTTGCTAAGATTGCTGTATCTAGAACTGGTCTCACTGATATTTCCTCAAGTGTAACCTTTAGAACTATAACTGGAAGTGCTAATTACCTAGACTTCCAAAAATCTGATGGTATTTTAGGATTTTCTCCTGGAGAGACAGTAAAATACATCGAGATTCAAACATTCAATGATAGTGAAAGAGAGGGTCCAGAAGATTTCTTTGTTGCTATCAAAAGAGCAACTCCCCCTAGAGATATTGCAGCTGTAACATTTAATAAATCCTTTGCAAGGGTTGTAATTTTTGAATCTACAGTTAAAACTGGAGACGATACTGACCTTCCGCCTACAGATGGTGGTGGAATTGGTGGTGGAGTTAATGTACCAGATGTAATATTGAGTGAACTACCAGACGATGTAGTACAGGATCTTACTAACAATAATGGTTTGACTGAAGAGGTGGAAAATTTAGATCCATCAATCAGAGTAGTTGCTGATAAAACTTCTGTAAGAGAAGGGCAATTTGTCACATATACTATTACTTCGGAAAATATTCCAAGTGGTACAGGATTTAACTATAGATTAATTGGTAATAATATTACTGGATCTGATATTGTGGGTGGTAATCTACAGGGTACTTTTGTTATCGAAGAAGATAAAGCAAGAGTTATTGTTGGCATAGAAGATGATGGTGTAGTTGAAGGTGACGAGGTATTGACTTTTGTTATTGATGGAACAGGGGAATCTGTATCTGTTGTAATTGAAGGAGAGGAACAGGATCTGTCAAGTGAAGAATTAAATGATGTGCTGGACAATAAATTCCCTGACGGTGATGATAAACAGTTTAGAGAAGCAAAGAGACCAACAACTAAACCAGTAATCACAGATAGAGATGGTGGAATTATCGAAGTTCCTGTTGATGAACCAGGAGATCCATTCATTGAACCTCCTACTGTGATTATCAGTGGAGAGGGGAGTGGTGCTAACGCTATTGCTCTACTAGATGATAAGGGAAGATTATCAGAAATTCGAGTAACTAGTCCTGGTTCTGGTTACAAAGCAAACGAACCAGTTGAAGTTAGTTGCATCATTGATAGTTTTACAATGCTTTCCCCTGGAAGTGGATATAAGACAGCTCCAACTGTATTTCTAAATGGTGATTCAAGTAAAGCAGAAGCTATCATTGATGAGCAGGGATTTGTAATTAGTGTTAGAATACTGGATAGAGAAACAACTTATTTTGACTACCCTGATGTCAGAATTCTTGGTGGTGGAGGATTTGGTGCTAGATACATACCATCATTCTCTTGCCTAGATACAGACACACTCGTCAAGGTTGGTTCTGCCAAGATTGGCACTGGTCGTTATATTGATTGTCCATAATGGCATTAGCAAATGTAAACAAGGATAGCGGTAAACTTTTAGATGCCGCTGCAAGAAAAAACTCTCAAGCAACTCCAGACGAACCAAAACCTAGAGTTGTTGAGAAAGTCTCTGTCATTTTTCAGAATGAGGAATATGTTCTGAGAACTGATGGTGGAGATTTAGATGCTAGAAATAAACTGACAGGTCACGGATTTACTATCACTCAGAAGGGTGACTTTATTTTTGTGTCTGGTCCTGGTGGTAAGGGAAACCCTTGTGGCGGTCGTTTTATGATCAACACAACTGGTGGACAGATAACCAAGAACGATGGACCTAACATCGAAGAGAATACTGCCAATCCCACCAACCCTACCACTGAAGGAAAGGAACCAGAGGGAGCGACCTCTGGTCTTGCTAAGTCTGTTCTATGTCATGGTGACCATCGTGAGGAAACTCACGGCGAGAGACGCATCCAAGGCACCCATGTGGTCATAGAAGCGACGGGACTACTGAATCTGGTTGGACTGGGTGGAATCAATCTACAAGCGGGCACAGGGGGTGGTGGAACCATCTCGATGAATGCTGGTACGATCAAACAAATCACAAGAAATAAGGAAGAAATTGTACTAGGACAGTCAACAACATTGACAAGTGAGAAGACTGATGTACAATTAGATCCTAGAGGAACCACAGCAACCATTTCTGCTGGTAACCAGAGTTTCAAGTTTTTGGGCGACATGAAGTATCAGGTCGTCGGTAGATATGAACTAGGTGTAGTTGGTGCTAAAGGTGGTCTCATCTTTGATCCTAAGAATGCTCTAAGTTTGTATTCTACCAATGGTGACATTAAGTTGAGCACTAAGGTTGGTAGTATCATGGCAACCGCTGGCATTGCGAAACCATCCTTTGATGGACTTCTCCCAGGATCCTTTGTTGTGCAAGCGATGAAGGATGTCAAGACTACTTCTACATTAGCAACGGAAATTACAGCAACAACTTCCCTTGGTCTTACAGCAGGGGGCGATGTCACTGTCAAGGGTGCATTAATTTATCTTAACTAACTGGTAAGATATACTCATTGCAAACTGGCACAAGGGGGGTTGCTTTTCCCCCTCAACTCTGATAAATTACTCGTGTGGTTGGGAAAGGACCCAATCGATCTACAACAAACGAGGTAAATTTACATGATCAAAACTGCTTTTGCTGCTGCCGCAGCTGCTACCGCTCTTGCTGCTCCTGCCGCATTTGCTGGTCCTTACGTGAACATCGAGGCAAACTCAGGTTTCACTGGATCTGATTACACTGGGACTACTACAGACGCTCATGTGGGCTACGCTGGTGGTGACGGTATCGTCTCCTATGGTGCTCAGGTCGGTCCTTCTTTCGTCGTAACTGACGGTGGTGAATCTGATACCGTTCTGTCTGGTAAAGTTTATGGCAGCGTTGCTGCTACTGAAGCACTCGATATCTACGGCGAACTTTCCTTCGCTGGTGGCGTCGATGATGCTGACAATGGATATGGTACTAAAATCGGTGTTACCTACTCCTTCTGAAGATAATATAATATAATGTTAGGGGGTGCTTGACACCCCCCTTTTTTTGTCTTATAATGCAGGACATATATCTGCTATATCATGCACTACAAACCATACTCCCCAGAGTGGCATAGATATAGGTATCTGAAAGAAGCACTCGACCAGTACCTTGATGACTATGTTGAAAATGAAATCATTCTGGATGATATTCTAAATATTGTGTGTGAGCGCCAGGACGCTGCACATACAGAATTTACTAAACTTTCTGACCTAGAAACAAAACTGCGTGAGTAATATGCTCTCTACTAAATATCGCCTTCGTTTAGAAGGTATCTGTAGCAAGATTGCGAAAAAGGAACAAGTATCATTAGATGATATGGTGTGGGCAGAGAAACTGTCCAAAGCAAATACCACCGCTAGAAATTGGTTGCAGCAAGCACGACGCCATGCCGCCCAAGACATTCAGGAAGGTAGTATGGATGATTTTATGAATAGGATGGGACTTGGCGACCCCGACCCATCCAATCACAGAACGGGGTTCAAAGGTGCAGATGAAATCGTTGACTGGTTTCAGAGGGACAAACCTGATGACTGGAGGCAGCGTGATTAACACAGTTGTAATTTATAGTAACGGTAGTCAAGAATGTGAACGAATGACTCAGTTACTTAAAACTCTTCCAGATGTAAAAGAATTTCTAGAGTATACAGTTGGAAAGCATTTTGAACAATATCAGTTTGAAATGGAGTTTGGCGGTGATGCATCATATCCACAAGTTGCTATCGATGAAAAGCATATCGGTAGCATGAAAGAAGCACTACAATATATGAAAGACACTGGTCTCTTTACATGAATGCTGAAGAATTTTGTGATAAATTAGAAGGATACTACGATAGTTGGAAGCAGGCATCTGCTGATCCTGCCAGATATGCTCATGTTAAAATTCGCTGGACTAGACTAGGACCCAAACAACTAGAGTCTAAGCAATGGTATCACTATCTTGGTGAAGAAAAACCATATAGGAAGCGTTGGCATAAAGTTTATACTGAAGGTGATCACATCCGTGTTGAGAACTGGGGAGTAAACTGGCAGGGACATCGTGGTTGTTGTGATATGATATTCACTCTGGAGAACGGTATCTACAAAGGTAAAGTTGCTACAGATGAATGTCTAGTGAATGGTGGATTCGTCGAAAGTATGGTAGAATTCGACGGTACTAGATATAAGAGTCGTGACCGAGGATGGACCGCGAACCGCAATAAAAAAATGTGGGGCAGCGATGTGATTTATGAATTTTTGGGAGTGTGACGGAATCGGTAGACGTATCGGACTTAAAATCCGCTGATGGTAACATCGTGGGGGTTCAAGTCCCCCCACTCCTATGGAGAATTAAATGTGGAATGAATACCAAGACTTCTTGGTCAAAACACTCAACTTAAAAGTTGAAGAGGACAGTAAAATTTGGATCCATGGTCCAAGACTGAAATCAAAATTATATTCTGGGGATCACATATTGAAATCCAGAGAAACCATTATTGATGATGGTAAAACTAAAATATACAATAACATCGTCTATCCAAAGACTGGAGAGAATCTTCCTTGTTTTGGTATGGATTTGATGTGTTTCTTTGAAAAGAAAGTAATAATTGTTTGGGACTTCCAGCATCCAACTCCAAATTATGACTTCGATCACCCTGTCATCTCATATCTACTTCCAGACATGTATGACAACACTAGTGAAGATATCAGATTCTTTGAAGCAGGTAATCATTTCTCTAGATTTGTTTATGTTAGGAAAGGCACTGTAGATGACATTAAAAAGCATCTTATTAACTTCAAGCGTTATGTAAGTGCATACGAAGAACTACTCTATTTTGCTAGACCGAAGGAAACTGATGTCAGAGTATATAAAAACTTTGACCAATATATGTTAGACTTGGATCCTGTGATCGGATATATGGCAAGCAAATTTGGTAAAGATTTCTCTAAAGATTATGTAAATAACTTTTTGTTTTCATACGCTGACACATAAATAATCCAGTATGACATAGAAACTTATGTCTTTCAAGGGATATTCAATTAGTTCTAAGTATGTGTTTTGCACATTCCCTGGAGAGTACGAGACTATAGTCAAAATGTACTTCATCGATGGTATGCCATTTTCGTTTGATACCATCGAAAAGCATCAGTTAGAAGATGTCTGGATTAAATCTGAGGCAGCTTGTAACCCAGAGTTTTCATTGGATCAAGTTGACAAGAGTTCTGATTATCTAATCGCAGAAGAATTACACCCACTTTTATTTGATATAGAAGTTCAGAACCCTGAACTATTGCCCGATGACACTTTTTCATGACTACCTAGAAGGAACTTTTGACAATCGTCTACAAGCATTAAAGCATCCTACTCGCTACGCTAGGATTATTATTAAACATGAATGGATCGGTGGTGATTGGTTTGAGGGATCTCAAGCATACTATCACTCACAGGATAAACCCTACAGGCAATTTCGTATGCGTGTTTTTCCAGATGGAGAAAAATTTCGCATCAAAAATTTTGACCTGACAGGTCACCACTATAAAGAAGGATGTGATACAATCTTTGAGTATGATGAAAAGTATGGAAAATTTTTCGGTCACAACACTGACTGTGACTGCTGGGTCGTCTGGCAAGGCATCAAAACTTACTTGACGAATGACATAGTTCTCGGGTATAATACATACAGTGTCATGGACTCGGGGATCAATCCTGAGACAGGACAAAAAGTCTGGGGATCCAATTGGGGACACCTAGAATTCATACGCCACTCTAGCTCAGCTGGATAGAGCAACTGTTTTGTAAACAGTAGGTCAACGGTTCAAGTCCGTTGAGTGGCTTTCCACTTTTGTGGAATAGGTGACGCCACCTACATTTCGGACAGGGGTTCGATTCCCCTCACTTCCATTCACGGGGGTGCCATGGTTTCGACGGGGTACAAGGAGCGTGACTGAAACCTGCTTGGATAAGCACCCAATAGATGCAAACACATCTGATGTCGCAGCGAACAACATCGTTGCATTCTCCCGTCAAGCAGCCCCTGTTGCTGCCTGATCTATAAGGAGATCGGGGTCAAGTTAGCCTTGTTACCCAAGTAACTCACTGGGGGTGGAATGCCCCCTCTTATCATGCAAATATTCGATAACTTTCTAAAACCTGAAGAGCATGAAAAACTGCAGTCTTACATGATTGCTGGTCCATTGCCATGGATCCTATGTAAGAAAGCAGGAGATGATGACTCTATGATGAATTATCAGTTCATTCATCCATTTTTCAAGCAAGAGAGTCAATATCATTATGACATGACAAAATCTCCACACTTTGACACAATTACACCAATTCTAGATAACCTAAATATTCTCGCTTTGCATCGAGTGAAGGCAAATCTAGAACCAATCAAACCAGAAAGATATTACAGTGATTTTCATCATGACTACAGAGGTGGTGATGGAAAACCCAGTAAGAAAATGACAACTGGCATATATTATGTCAATAGTAACGACGGTTATACTGAGTTTGAGGATGGTAAAATTGTCAACTCTATTGCAAATAGGATGATTTTGTTTAGATCTGACAGACTTCACAGAGGAGTTAGTCAACTAGACGCTCAGGTCAGATGTGTAATAAACTTCAACTTCTTCATGGGGAATTAGCTCAGTTGGTAGAGCGCCTGCTTTGCAAGCAGGATGTCAGGAGTTCGAGTCTCCTATTCTCCATTTAATAGTGGTATAAATAATCGAAGATCGGATCTTATACCTCAGCAGGTTAGGAAAAATATGGCTTTGACAAGACTTGATAATCTTATCAGCTCTAAGACTGGTAAGTATCTTTATGTCTCACCTGACGACTTTAATGCGACAGATGAGCTGAATAATAGAGGCAACTCGCCCATCAGACCCTTCAAGTCGATTCAGCGTGCATTCTTAGAAATTGCCAGGTACTCATACTTACCTGGACCAGACAATGATAGGTTTGACCAGTTCACTATCATGTTGATGCCTGGTAACCACTATATTGATAACCGCCCAGGTATTGTAGATACAAATGGTATCGATCCTTTCGCCTTTGATCAGGCGATGAATTTGTGGACCGATAACTCTAACTTAGATATTTCGGACCCTAACAATGTTCTCTATCTTTTCAACAATACCGAGGGTGGCGCTATTCTTCCTCGTGGTTCATCTCTGGTTGGTTACGATCTGCGCCGCACTGTTGTTCGCCCCCTCTATGTTCCTGACCCTGCTGACAGGCTAGAGAAGAGATCCGCTATCTTTAATGTAACAGGTGCTTGCTACTTCTGGCAGTTTACTATTAAGGATGGTGACTTAGAACCATCTTCTCCTCTATTTGACAAGACTGATGGTATCGGTAAAGTATACTATCAGAATGGTTATTGGGACCAGAAAGCAGTTCCTAACTACTCTCACCACAAACTAACTGTATTTGAATATGCAGACAAAGAAGAACTAGGTCTGTATTATCAAAAGATTGCTAAGGCATTCTCACAATATCAACCAACTATTGATGATCCTCGTGAATTCAGCGAGAGAATTGAGGAGAACAGAATTGTTGGACCTCTGTCTGACTTCCGTTCTATTGAGAGCATCAAACTAACAGACTCCAGTCCTGCTGGTACTATTAGTGTTGAAGTTACTTCCAAAGTTAACCATGGTTACTTTAGGAACCAGTTTGTTGCTATTGAAAACAATGGTCTTGATGATCAACTTAACGGTGCTTTCTCTATCAGTGAGATTGACCTAGTTGACCAGCGTAAGTTTACTTACAAAATTCCTGGAACTGTTGCTGCACTAGGAACTAATGTCAGTCTTGTTAGCGGAACTACCTACACTTCTCAGAATGGATTAAGTTCTAACGCTATCGTCAAAGCAGAAGTTGACTCTGTTGAGTCTGCATCTCCATATGTCTTCAACTGCTCCATCCGATCTACTTGGGGTATTTGTGGTATCTGGGCAAATGGTCTGAAGGCGACTGGATTCAAGTCGATGGTTATCGCGCAGTACACGGGTGTGTCGCTGCAGAAAGACGATAGAGCGTTCATTCGTTATGATGAATACTCTAACACATTCAACCAAGCATCTCTAGCAGACGCTTTTGCAACCACTCCATATCACACCAAGGGTGATGCATTCTGGAAAGATGACTGGAGAAACTTCCATGTTCGTGCATCTGAAGATGCATTCATCCAGAACGTTTCGATCTTCGCTGTTGGTTTCGCTGATCACTTCCTAATGGAAAGTGGTGGTGACATGTCGATCACCAACTCTAACTCCAACTTTGGTAACACCTCACTACACGCAATTGGTCACAAAGGATTTGCGTTCAGTCAGGACAAGGGTGGTTATGTTACAGATATTATTCCACCTAAAGTTGTTGATACAACTACTGGCAACATCAAGCGTTCTGCTTACTACACTCTTGATGTACCTGCAACTAAGAACCAGAACACTGCAACTGATCAAACTAAGATCTACCTAGGTGATGATGAAGGATACAATCCTAGAATTCGTCCTGCTGCATCTATCGATGGATTCCGTCTAGGTGCTAGAAGCGATGAGAAACTATATGTAAAACTGATTCCTAGAACTGCTGGTGGCAGCAATATCTTCAATGCAACTCTGTCTCCAAATGGATTCAAGAAGTTTACTGCATCTGCAGATATTCTCAATCCTTCTGGTATCACTATTAACCATAAGAATCTAGATGCTGCTGATAGAATTGAAGATAACAAACTCTTCATTGCAGAAGAAGCGTATGGTTACATCACTAACAAGTATCCATATCTGTTAGATAAGCAAGGCATTACTATTGAGAAGTGCCGTCGTGACATCGGTTATCTAATCGATGCTACTGTACAAGACTTGAGACTTGGTGGTAACATCAACACCATCCAAGCAGCAGAGTCTTACTATGTTGGTAACAGTCTGTCTTACATCATTGGTGAGCTGACAGAAACTCTAGAGGGTTACGACTACGCTAGAGACCTAGCAATCGCAGCAATGCGTAACTTCTCCTACTTGCGTACAGGAGCAGCTACAACAGCATCTTCTGCTATTGTTGACATCGGTGATACTTCTGGTGTCGTTCAGGGTATGCGTGTTGCAGACTACGACCCATCAGAGTTTACTGATGGTAAGCTCAACAATGGTGCAACCCGTCCTGCATCTCCAGTTATTCCTAATGACACATATGTTAAGCGTGTTGTTAGTTCTACTGAGATTGAGCTTGGACAGAAGGCAACCTATTCTACTAAGAAACTAGTTGGTGATCGTAACGGAGATGCCCGTAACCTGATCCTAACTAACAAAAACTTTATTGCTAGAGAAGCATATGACCGTATGGTCTTAGACTTCCCTGGTTTTACTACACCAACTGGTAACTCACAAGATTGTATTGATGACATTGTAGATGTTATCGAGGCTGTTGCTGAGAACCTTGCTTATGGTGGTAACGATGAAGTATGGGATGCAGCATACCTATACGAGTCTGGAGCACATGTTGCTGGTGAAGAAGCTCAGACTGTTAAAGCATTTGAGTATGCACGCGACATGGCAATTCAGGTCATGCGTAATGAGGATGTGTTCATCTATGGCACGCATGGTCTAACTCAGACTAAGGATACATCTATCACTTATGTTGCACCAGAACTGGTACAAGACCGTAATGGTGACGCTCGTAATCTAATTCTTGCTAACAAGAACTTGATTGCTAATGAAGCAGTCGAGAGAATGCTTGCTAAGTATCCTACATTCACTGTCCCTGGTGGTAACATCAACTGTATTGATGATGTTGTAGACCTCCTAGAAGCAGTTGCAGACAACACTGCATACGGTGGTAATGATAAGACATTCGACGCAGCATATTCTTATGTCAAGGGAGCACATGTAAGCGGCGAAGAACTACAAACACTGTATGTGTTTGAGCAAGCAAAGCTCATGGCAGCTCAGGTAATGAGGAACCAGAAGGTTCTAATTACTGGTGCTCATGGTCTAACTCAGACATTTGATTCTACTATTACATACAATGCACCTGATTCTGTAACAGATCGTGGTGGCGATGCTCGCAACTTGATTCTTGCTAACAAGACAATGATTGCGAACGAAGCATACGCTCGCATGATTGCAAACAATCCTAGTTTTGTTCCTCCTACTGGTAACACTCAGGACTGTGTTGATGACATTGCAGATCTCGTAGAAGAAGTTGCATACAACACTGCATTTGGTGGTAACGATAGAGTATGGGAAGTTGCTGATCTATATCTAACTGGCGCTCATGTTGCTGGTGAAGAGTCTCAGACCATCGAAGCATTTGATCATGCCCGTGACATCATGGTAGATGTCATGAGAAACCAGAAGGTTCTCTTGATTGGTGCTGGTGGTTCTAACCGTGCAGCTGATGCTAAGAACTTGATGATTTCTAACAGAAATCTGATTGCTGCTGAGGCATATGCAAGAATGCTTGCAGAAAATCCTGGTTTTACTACACCAACTGGTGACCCACAAGACTGTATTGATGACATTGTAGATTTCGTTAATGAGATTTCTTACAATGTGGCATACGGTGGTAATGATAAGACTTGGGACATGGCAAACCTGTATGTTCAGGGTGCTCATGTTGCTGGTGAAGAAGCTCAGACTGTCAAGGCATTTGAATTTGCTCTCAGTCTGATGACTATGGCAATGAGGAATGAGGAGATTCTAATCCTTGGAAACCATGGTTTCACTCAGGTCTATGACACTTCTATCACTGTCAACCCTGCAACTCCTGTCAACAATAAAGCAGGTGATGCTCGTAATCTAGTTCTATCAAACAAAGATTTCATTGCAGAGATTGCACTGGGCAGAATGCTTGCACAGTATCCTACATTCAGTGTTCCTACTGGAAACAACAATGACTGCCTAGATGACATCAAAGATGTTATTGATGTTGTTGCACACAACCTAGCATATGGCGGCAACGACAGAACATGGGATGCTGCTAACTACTATGCAACTGGTGCTCATGTAACTGGTGAAGAGACTGAGACTATCTACGCTTTCAACCAAGCGAGAGATATGATGATTCAGGCAATGCGTAATGAGACTATCACTGTTGGTGGTCACACAGGTCTGACTCAGGTAATTGACAGTTCAATCACAACTGATACTAACACTCCTCGCTGTGCAAATGAGGCTGCTAGTATCACTACTCTAGTCAATATTCTTACATCTAGTATTACAAGTCAGGGCACTTACCTATACAATGTAACACGCACTAACTCTGTCAGCTCTTGTGATGACATTCAGTCTAGCGTTGCTACTCTTGGACAGATTGTAATCGATGCTGTTACTACACCATCTAGTCTAGGTAATGTAACTAAAACTGCATCACAGTATAGACATGGTTACACCCAGACATTTGATAATTCAATTACATATGATCTACCAGATCCACTTGTAGACCGTAATGGTGACGCTCGTGATCTAATCGTTGCTAACAAGTCATTCATTGCAAACGAAGCATATGCAAGAATGCTTGCAGAGAATCCTGGATTCACGACTCCTACTGGTGATCCACAGGACTGCATCGATGACCTCATTGACTTTGCAGAAGAGATCTCTTACAACCTAGCATTTGGTGGTAACGATCGTACATGGGATATGTCTAATCTCTATGTCACTGGCGCTCATGTTGTCGGTGAAGAGAGTGAAACTGTACAGGCATTCGAGTATGCTCGTGACCTAATGATTCAGGTGATGAGAAACGAAGATGTTCTAGTCACTGGTTCACATGGTCTATCTCAGACTAAAGACACTACGATCACATATAACGAACCAACTCCTGTTAACAATAAGTCAGCTGACGCTAAGAATCTAATCCTTGCTAACACTAACTTCATTGCAGAGATTGCGTTCGGCAGAATGCAAGCAGCAAACTCTGGTTTCACTGTTCCAACCAATAATGATGCAGACTGTATTGATGACATTAAAGACATCATCAAAGTTGTTGCACATAACCTAGCATTTGGTGGTAATGATCGCACTTGGGACGCTGCAAATCTATATGCAACTGGTGCTCATGTAGCAGGCGAAGAAGCTCAGACTATTCAGGCATTCAACGAAGCTCGTGACATCATGATTCAGGTCATGAGAAATGAGGATGTAACCGTTGGTGGTTACACATCTCTGACTCAGGTTAAGGACCTCACAATCACTGTTGATCAAGCAAACCCAACATGTCAGCAGCAGGAAGCAACCATTACATCATTGGTTCTTCTACTCACCAACACAATTACTAGTGGAACTTCTCTATACTCTGTCACTAGAACATTCTCTCAGGGACCATGTGATGATGTAAGATCTGCTATCACTACACTCGCTGCTATTCCTATCAATGCAGTTACAACTCCAGCATCTCTCGCTGGTGTAACTAGAACTGTTTCTGCTGGTTCCTGTGAAGATGTAAGATCTTCCATCACCACACTGACTCAGATTGTAACTGATACTATCGCAGGTAACATTACTCTATATGATCTTGCCAAGACTGCATCTGAAGGATCATGTGAGGACACTAGAGTTACTATCAACACTCTGTTTAAGATCGTAGAAGATGCTGTTGCAACTCCTACTTCTCTAGGCAGTGTAACTAGAACTATCTCTAATGGTTCCTGTCAGGACATTGCATCTGGTATCACTACACTATTCAAACTTCTCACTGATACTATTGAGAACCCTGGATATATTGACAGTGTTGCTAGAAATCCAGTTCCTCTCGGTCTAGAGTTTGGTCCTTCTATCAATGCGAATAGCTCCAGCACCAACTCTTACCTATACTTCACACTAGATGCTGGTGTATACAGTAGCACCACACCTACAACTGACGAGACAATCACTCAGCATACAACATATCCTGAGTGTGTTGATCAAGCATCTACTATCCGTCAGTATTTTGCTAACATCTCTACGATTATTCAGACTGGACTAGCATCTGTTGCTCGTACAGAACCACCTACTCTAACAACAGAACTTGCTGCTAGAGCAACTGTGTGGACTCTAGACAACAATGGTTCTAATCCACATAACCTAGAGACTGGAACTGCTGTCAGACTTGTACCTCGTCCACGATATGATACTGTAACCAATCAGTATGTTGATGTTGACAAGCGTCTTGTCAGACTACCAAATGGTTTTGAAACTAACGAGAAGTATTATGTAATTGCTCCTGGTAGAACTACAAAACCAGAGGATTACTCTAATATCGGTGCGTTTGATGGTTCTGATCAAACTAAGATCATGCTTGCAAGCAGCAAAGAGAACGCTGCTGCTGGTATCTACATCCACTCTGCTGAGGTTGAGGATATCCATCCTGATGTTGAGATTGACATCTATAACTTTGTCCTAGATGACAACTATGATCTCCATCAGTATTCTTGTGAACTTGATGGTGTCAGCAACACCAACATCAGAACAGATGTACCACACATCTTTGATGTTCCTTTCCCTAACATCACTGGTCACACCGTATTCTTCAGAGCAAATGAAGGTGGTCAACTACCACTAGTAGGTTCTGCATATGCAGCCGATCCTACTGTTGCTGATGGTAACGGTAGAATCCTTGGTAATGTATACTTCTTTGCTCGTTACATCAATGAGAAAGTCTTCACCATCTATAAGACAAAATCAGATGCTGAAGCTGGTGTAAACGAAATTACATTCCAGCCTGGAACTTATGACTTCAGCGTCTTCGCTAACAAGCGTGAGTCGCCTATGAAGTTTGATCCCGCTTTCACAAATCCTGGAACTGCTCCAGTGATCTATGGTAAGTGGTATCTACAAACTGAGAACGATCTAGGAACTGATCAGATCATCGGTCGTATCAGAGAATATGCTGATGGTATTGATAAGACAAACGACTCTTACTTTGAGCGTGTCAAGGATGAGCGTGATGCACTTGATAGAATCTATCGCTTGCGTTATGTCATTCCATCTTATCTACAGTCTGCTCGTGATCCTATCAACGGTTTCACAATTAAGACTAGAACTGACGAAACTAGAAAACTCGTACCACAGAGACTGGTACTGAAGCCTGTATCTGGTAATGTAACCAAGGCGAGATTCTTCAACCCAGTTCAATCCAATGAAGTCATTGGTGTTACTAAGTCTGAGTTTGAAACACTAAACCTCAACCCTGATGTTGAGTATGATCCATACAGAAAGGATCTAACTGGTACTACTCAGTATGCCAAGAAGATCGAGACGCAGAACTATGTCACCATGACTATTGAGTCTGGTAGATATTTCACTGCTGCTGATAACAATGACTACTTAGAGTTGAATGTTATCAACCCTGAGATCACCAATGCTGCTCTCATCAACGAGACATTTACTACAATCAAGGTTACTGCACCTCAGGGTGGCAACTTTGTTGCAGATAAAACTCAGTCCTCTGATGCAGTCAACCGTGTTGAGTGGTTCGGTAACTCTTCTGGTTATGGTTATCTACATGCTATCACAAATGTTCCTGGAACATCTGACTGGTACATGATCCTTAAGGGTGTTGTAGGTGCTATCACATTCGACACCATTGAGAATATCAGAATTGGTCAAGGTGCTGCATTCTCCGATCTACTTGCAGACCCTGACTTTGGTAAGTCTCTCGTTATTAAGGAACTAATCCGTAAGAACTATCCAGAATTCTACTACAGACAGAATGGAGCACCAGTTTACACTGTAACTCCTGGTGATATCATCGAAGACGATGCTGGTATCCAATACTACATCGAGTCTGTTACTGACACTGGTGTTATTGATGATACATTCTACATCTTTGATGTTGAAGAGGTACAACGCCGTATCTTTGGACAGCAAGATGGTATCTACTATCTAACTGCTGTTCGTGGTAACATCTCACCATTCCCACAGGGTGCTGGTAACCTAGGCAACTTTAGGAACTTCAAGTTCTCTCAGCCTATCAGCAAACTATATCCACTTAACTACAAGAACGATCCTCTCTGGTATCAGAAACTGGATGCTACATTGGTTGATCCACCTGCAACATACTCTGCTGCAGACAACTATGTACACGGTCTTGTAAGAGTTAACGACTTCAAGGGATCGATGACTAAGGAGGCAATGATTGACCTCCTAGCAACACCTGCGCTTAAGAATAATTCTTATACTCAAGTCAGCTCTACTGTTGATAACAGACTGATTGCACAATCAGGTAATGCTGCATCTGGATCTGAGGATCGTAAGATTCCTATTGCTGGTGACAGCACGGTCATGAGTGATCAGCGTTACTATGTTGAACTTCGTCGTCCATCTATCGCTCGTGCTGGTAACCATACCTTTGAATACCTAGGTTTCGGTCCTGGTAACTATTCAACTGGTCTACCTGCTCGTCAGGAAGTTGTACTCACAGCAACTCAAGACTTCTACGCACAATCTAAGAAGCAAGACGGTGGTCTTGTATTCTACACTGGTTTGAACTCTAATGGTGACCTATACATTGGTAACCGTAAGATTGACGCTATCACTGGTGAAGAAGAGTTCCTAGAGTCTGCAACACTTCAGGATTCTGCTGATGATGACGAGACACTAGGCAACCTCGTTACTACATTCGATACACCTGTTACATTCAACGAATACATCACTGTTAACGGTGGTGAAGCACAGGATCGTCGTAGTACATTCAACTCCCCAGTTCTCATCAATGTTCTTGGCACTGTAAGAGAGGCAGCACTAACTATCTCCTCCTTCGTTGATCCTGCTGTTGATGATGGATCTCTGGATAGAAATGCTTTCCTTAGAAATCAGGAAACCGAAGGCGATATTGTCATTGCACGAAATAAAATTTCCGCTGCAATTTTCCAGTTCAATAGTCGCAGAGACGGTCAACCATATAAGATTCAAACTCATATTGTTGGCACATCTCCATCTAACATCACACCTGATCAGTATGGAGCATTCAATGCTTCTCAGATCGTACAGTATGGTTCTGCTGGTGCTCCACTTGCAGGTGACATGCTACTCAAGGGTGAGTCTGTTGGACAGAGTGGATCCTTGGGTTGGATCTATGCTAACTTCTTCACCGAGATTGGCAATACCAATATCTACACACTAACATTTAACAATACTAATATTGTTACTATTGAGTGGGGTGGATCTCTAACTAATGATCTACTTGGTATCACCAGTGGATCTGAGATCAGAATTCTTGGTATGACAGATAGTCAGGTTGATGGAACTTGGCAGGTCATCGCTAATGGATTCAGTGGTGCAGCAAATACTGTACAGATTGCAATTAATAATGTCAAGAACAGTGTTCAGGGTGATAACCCACGACTCTGGGCAGATGAAGTTGCAGCAAATGCAAACATCACCATGGAGTTCTCTAACTCCAACTGGAAAGAGTTTGGTGTTCTAGGTGCAGAAGCAATTAGAACAAATACTGCTAATATCGGTGACTATAAGTTAGGTGTTAACACTGTTGCTAGATCTGAGAGAGATTCTTATCAGACTAACTTCATCGACTCTAACACTACACCTCGTGCAAACCTAGATGTTGTTGGTACAGCATTCATCTCTGGTAAGAAAGTAACTGACTATGCAAGTCACAGTGTATTTGCTAACAGAACTCAGGAAGATCGTACCGACGCTCTTATGGTCGGTGGTGATGCATACACACCAGTAAATGAAGCAACATTCCGTGTTTCTACTGCTAATGGTGGTCGCGTTGGTATCAATGTAACTAACGCTGAACTAGACAGAGCACTAGTTGTTGACGGTGAGTCTAGATTCACTGGCGATGCTAGATTCCAAGAGGATATTGAAGTCCACGGTGGCGGTGGATCTAACACTGCTGAGATCAGAACTGACATCACCAGTGGTAACTTTGATATCATTCCTGATTCTACATTCACTGGCGCTCTAAGGATTGCTCCTCAGGGTACAACTCTGAGAATGCTGAACGATAGTCAGTCTGATCAGTTCCTATACTTTGGTAACTCCTCACTTCATAGTAATATCTGGATTGGTAACACTCCACATACTGGTACTAATATCTCTAAGATTACCATTGGTGGTGCATATAATAACAACGAATCTCTATCGTTTGTTAACATTGCTACCAAGTCCTTCAAGGTTGATGGAGACTTCCAGTTAGGTAATAAGAGAGGTTTACTTGATACTGTTAGATTGACATCTACTGCAGGAACAGTTGAGTTCTTCGCAGGAAACAGTGCAACCTCTGTTCTTGACTTTGCTACTAACGCATCTCAGATTACTATTGGTGGTCAAGGTGGTAGCACCACAATTAGAAACAATCTAGTTGTTGATTCTTCTGCTAGATTCAACGCTGACATGACTCTATGTGGTGGATTTGCATCCTACTCCTTCGTTGCAAGTAGAGGACAAGCAGGATCTACTAAGATTGCACACCCAACTGGTATCCTTGGTAACAATCTATTCAACAGTAATGTTGACCTGATTGATGTTAATAGATTTGTATCTGGCGATCCTCAGTACAATGAAATTGATACTTCAGGTAGTGGTAACTGGGGTGGCACTAACTATCAGCAGGAAATCACTAATATTGGTGGTAACCCAACAATTGAACCTCAGGATCTACCAACACTAACTGGTAACCAATACTATCTACCACTTCTTAGAGAGTCTCTGGATGCAAATGGTAATCCATACTTCCAAGAGAATGATATCCTACTACTAGATTCTCCTGACTCCGCAAATACAGCTACTGTAACAACCGAATTCGGTTCTTATACTGATGGTAATGCTCCACAGGGCATCATCACTGGATATGAGGGTGGTGTTGAAATTGCATTTAGTGGACCTGGAACTGGTAACGGTGGTGGATTTAACACTGGTCAGAAGTATCTTGCGTTCTTCACAAACAGTCAGGAGACAACTACTGGTCCAAGATCTGTTAACTTCCAATCACTTGATGCGTCATTCATTAACAACAATGGTCCTGTCATCAGAATTGAAATTGATGTTTATGTTGGTAATAACAACAATGGTGGTGAAGTACCAGATAGATCTGGTGCTGGACAAGAAGAAGGTCTACAGATTCGTTACTCCACTGATGATGGTGCATCATTCACCTCTGCTGGATTTATCTGTCCAACAGATCTAGATGATTTTGATCCATCAACCTGGCCAACATTTGTTCAGTGGATTGATCAAAGCAAGAACTATGCAAGATTGAGTCTTGACATGCCTGTCAATGCTCAAACTGGTGGAGTTGTGTTCCAACTCTATCAGGAAGCGATTAGTGGTGATTCTGTAGATCATTATGGTATCACTAATATGAGATACACTACCACTTCTGTTGGTAGTAATGTTGAATTTGTGAGAGTTGTTTCTCTACCTAGAATCAGCACCGCTCCATACTATCTCGTTGTTGAGAGAGAACCATTTGGTACTTTCACTGCTGTCAGCAACGCACATCCAGATAGGACTGCGATCTATAAGTGTATCGTACAGTTTGACGCTACATGGACTGAGCAACCAATCGATGATCAGGGTAATGATGAGAATGTATATCTTGCACAGTTTGGTGGCACTATTGCTATCGGTGACTATGTAATCATCGGTAGAGAATCTAGTGCAAACAACTCTGTATTTGATATTGGTGAAGTATTCAAGGTCAAGACTCTCTTATCTCAGGTAGCTAAGAAGTTCAGGATCAAGAATGGTTGTGATAGCAACAATGAGGAGACTGTATATGAGGTAGATTCTACCACAGGTGCTGTTAAATCTAAGGGTGATCAGGAACTAACTGGTTCTCTAACAATCAAAGGTAGCTGCACCACACCATTCACAAATTCTCCTACAAATAAGAAACTCACCATTACTAATGGTGCTACTAATCCTATCACTACATTTGAAGTTGATACATGCACAGGTGATACCAAGATTGGCAACACCCACGCCACTGTATTCTTCAACGCTGAAGCGTTCGGCACATCACCTGCTGCATACACTGCTGATGTTGATGTTTGTACTGTTTACAGATTCGATCCTCAATCGGAACTAACAACAGGTCCTATTACTACTCTACCAGCAAGTATTGTTGCTGCTACAACTAATATTCAGATTGCATCTAATCTAGATGCCTTCATGAAGGGTGATTTAGTTGCCATGTATGTCACTGGATCTCAAATTGAAATTATTCAAGTTACTGATGATCCATATGAGGCTGGTGGTCTATTCTTCCTACCAACTTCTAGCAATGCTGCATATCCAAATGGTGGTAGAGGTGTAGAAGGAACAACTGCACAAAATTTCGCTGCTGGTGTTCAAGTTGTTAAACTTGAGAAGTATGAGAGAACAACAACACTCTTACATGATGTTCCTGCAACTCAAGGAGATCGTGCAACTGCTCTCAAGGCACGCACACCTAACACTAGTGACCTAAGACTAGAATTAACTCTGCGTGATGGTGATCTAATTTCACCAAAACTAGATTACTTCACCATGATGAGAATCGGCACAGAATTCTTTGTCGCTGATAGTGTTGATGGTTCTCTTGATGTATTCTATGCTATCAAACTACCTAAGAGTGTCAGAGTTCCTAATGTTGTCACCACTCCTATTGTTGAACTATACAATGGTGGTAAGGTAACAATTCAAGATGACCTCACTATCAACAGTGGTGTCCTCAGAATGTTTGGTTCTGATGGTAAGACTCTGGTTCTGTCTATCTCTAATGACGATGGTCACTCTGGTGATGGATCGATTGAAGATCCATTAACTAACACGAATGGCATGACACTCAAGGGTGCTGCTACATTCTATGGTGACCTCAAGATCTTCTATGATGATTGTCAGATGAATGGCATCTGCTCTACTGAGACATCCTTCCGTGTTACTAACAGAGAAGGTAATGTCTTGATGGGTGAGACATTCTATCAGAAGGGTCAACTTAAGGTAGATGAAGATGCAACACAATCCATCTTCCATATTGATAACCTAGGATCTGCTGGTGTTGGTGGAACTGAAGGTGCTAAAGACTTCAGAATTTATCAGAACAATGCTATCGATTCGTTCGGTATTGAGAAATACTGGACAGGTAATGGTGGTAGAAGACACACATATGTTGCATTTGATGCATCAACTGGCATTGGTCAGCAGCAAGACAACCCACTTGAGGTAAATAATAACTATATGGTTAATGCTTCTTCTGGAAGCAACATGGTTCTATATCTACCAGACAATGCACAGACTGGTGACATGATTAGATTCATTGAACTCAGTGGTAACCTGACATATAACACGAGTCTGATCCTCAGAGCGAAGAAGATCAATAACATTGCTACACCTATCCAAGGTGACAGCACTGGATCTAAGATTGGCGCTGGTGCTGGTCAAACTCTGACAACTACCTGGGATTCTGGTGAACTAGTTGTTCAAACCAGAAATGCATCCTTCGGACTTGTATATGCTGGTACTGTTGACATCGAAGGATCTGCAAATGCTAGAACTATTCCACCTGCACTACGCGGTTGGTGGTTGATGGAACTCTAATTTAGAACAAATGACAGTAAGATACGATTCTCTAAAAACCATGAGGTCTGCCAAAATTGGCAGCATCATGCCTTGGGGAGGGGATGGAGGCAATGGATTCCTTGCCTCTAATATTCCTAAAGGTTGGATTGTTTGCACTGGGCAGACATTGAATGCTTCTGATTATCCATTGCTAGCAGCAAGTTTGGGTGACACCTATGGTGGTGACATGACTGATGCTAGTGGTAATCATCCAGAGTTTCCATACTATGGAACTACAGCAACATTCAGACTACCACAGTTGTCTGCAACTGTTCTGGTTGACCTTGAGAGACAATATCTGGATGATCCTACTTATCAAATGGGACAGCAGGATCCTGCCAATGCGATATATGATGAACAAGGAAGTAAACTGGGTGACTTGATCTCAGGTTTCGGTGAAGATCAGTTAATTAATAGTACATATCAAGCATCTGGTGATATTGATTTTACACTGAACCTTGCTGGTAATTTATATTTTAAGTTTGATAATATTACACTAACAGCTCCAGACTTTTTAGAGACTGTTCATACATTGAACAGAAAACTTGGAATCAACCATATGCCATCACATGGTCATAGTGATTCTCTTGGATCTGCTAACCCAAATGCTTCTGGTCCGATGGTATTCAGGACTGACCGAGGTATTGAGATGACTGGTGAAGCATCTACTGGTCTTTGTAATCAAACCGAGGGTCCAAACACCTGTCAGAATGCTGAAACAGAACCAACATCATGGCAGAATGGTGCTGTGAGTATGACAATGTATGGTGATGGTTTCCATGAAAACACACTACCAAGGTGTGATAATTTCATGGAGTTCATTCAGGATAGCACAGGAAAAAATTATTGGGGTAATGTTCCTGCAGGTGCATCCAATTGGCCATCAACTGATAGAGAACAAGCTAACGGCGGAACTGGTCCAGTTAATACAACATACACACAAACTATTTTTGGTCGTCAAAACACAGAACAAATTATTGATACTGAACCAGTAGATACTCACCAGCAACCATGTCATACTGGATACTTCCCAAGACCAATGCAGGTAAGACAAAGACCAAATTTCTTAGGATATGACACTGGAGCTGCAGTGAGAGGTGATGGTCTAGTAGATGATCCAGAACTAGCACCTGTATTTTCTGTGTCTGGTGTTACTCTTACATCAGAGTCTAGTTCATTTACTCTTCCCGCTGGCACAGATATTAGAAGATTGTATAGTGTTGGTTCCGAAAACTGGTATCAATACGACAAGATCGTACCATTGATGTATGTCACTGCGGTATCTGTTGATAATAAGTATCATGTTTTCCGTGAAGGAACTATAATTCAACAGATTGAAAATACTGGTACAGTTCTAGCACCAATTTATGAAATTACACTGAACTTACCTGTAAAAAATGGTGGAACAGTTGATGTTCAATTTAGACATGGTTCATATCCAATGTCACTGAACCTAGCAGGTACAAGTAAGGATCCAACGGAGCAATCATTTAGATCACATAACCACGGAAGTTTTGAGATTAGTCAAACTATCGGATCAATGGCAAGTCCTCCATCACATACTGCAGCTGATGCAGATGGATCGTCACTAACCGCTGATAGTCTTGAAAATGCTCTAAATATTACATGTGATACTACACAACCTAGTCTCACTATGACTTTCATCATCAAAGCATACTAATGCCTGCATTTTACGCTAAAGAAAGATCAAAGTATGGTAATCTAACAGGTCAGATTATTATCTGGCCAATGGAATACAGTGGTGACCCAACGGAAGCAATAAACGCAAGAAATCTTCCTGCTGGATATTTAAAATGTGATGGCACAAAATACTTTGCAGAAGACTATCCTCAACTAGCATCAATTCTTGGTGTTGGTGATGGATGTAAGTTTGCCAGAAGAAATCTTGATGGTACTTTATTTGATACCTTAACAGAGAATCAATTCATGGTTCCTGACCTAGGATCTAAATATCCTGAACCTACATCTGGTGCTAACGCTGGTGTATATAATAATGCTAGAGTAACTAATGCCTTGGGTAATGAGATCAGTAGATCTGGTATTGGTATTGAGGTAGTTTCTGCTATTGGTGAGAATGTAAGAATTACATATTCTGGATCAATTACTGTTCCCAGTCAAGAAATTGCAATCAGAGGTAGACCAGGATGGGTATATGCTGGTGCTTCTCACTATACTGATATTGAGGGTGTTGAAGAAACAGCAATTCACCCACACGCACACTTTCATGGTGCTGTAAGAGCTAGAAATATGACAACATCAGAGACTAGTTCTGCTGCACCTAGAGCAGAAGGTAGAACTGGTAAGAGAAATGCATCTACAATTGCAATTCAAGATTGGTTAGATGCAACCAGATATAATGGTGATTCAAATCAACCACCAGGAAGTGCTCAAGAACCATGTAAAGCAATTGATAAGTGGAGTCCTGGTGATGGTGGTGGTCCTACATCATCTCAGTTTGGTGGTTTGCAGGAAACCATCTATTGGGGTGGATGTATTTTTGGTGCGGGTGAATCTTCATACTTCTTTGGTTGTATCAGTAATGATGAATACGATCTAGATGGTGCTGAACTAGAAGGTTCTCCTGATGGTGTAGAAACTGTTAGATATAAAAACGTAGAAGGACTGTTTGGTGCTTGTGCTCGTGTTGGTAGTGGTGATGATGCATCACATACAGTGCAGGTTCCTATCACATATGAACAGGGATATCCTGGAGTTCCATTGGATGTAGATGGTAACAGTTTGCATGATGTTGTACCACTTCAGTCTAACCAAGAGCATAAATCTGGAACTGCAATTGTTGATGTTGATCAAGTTACAACAGATACAATTGACTTGTCAATCACACCAGGGGATGATCCCACTAATCATAATCACAGAGTTGACCTAGATAGAGGAGATCATAACTATAAAGTTAAGACTCAAGCTATTGTTGTACCACCAGAAAACTTGGTGACAACAATGCAAATTGGCACAGATCCATCAGTATCAGTTGATTCTGCTTGTGCTCCATTTATTGTTATGGAATATCTAATTAAGATCTAATAGTAATGTCTCAAAGTTATAGAAACGCTAGACAGGGATTCCTGACCGATATGTTGGTGGATACTACACCAATTGGATCTATTGTACCTAATCTTAAGTCAACAGACAATACATTTGACCATAATTATGTCAGTTCTGCAACTGCCTACCCTAACTTGTCAGAAAGAGCAGGTAATGCGTACATACAGGGTGATGATCCAGCTTATACACATGAAGGATATCTTTATTGTGATGGAGGGCAGTACGATATTGCTGAGTATCCTGCACTATTTGAAATTATTGGAAACAGATATGGTGGTAGATCTAGCACTGGAATCGATGTAACAAATGGTGGGTCTGGATATACCGCACTACCATCAATTGATATCGATCCTCCAGCATTATCTGGTGGTGTTCAAGCAACTGCTAGTATTGAAATTGATAGTGTCAATCAAATTGTTACACGCATTCAAGTAGTTAATGCTGGACAAGGATATGATCCACAAAATCCTCCTAATGTAACTATCACTGGTGGTGGTGGAACAGGTGCTACTGCTGTAGTAAGAATTGGTCCAAATGGTGAGATCACACCCATATCAACTGCAAATGTGATGGAGTGGTGGGGTGATCCATACATGGGCACATTTAGAGTGCCAGATACAAAAGCAAGAAAGATTGTTGGTAACAGTTCTGTATTCGGTAACAACTCTCCTAATGTTGGCAACAGTTCTCTTGGTGTAGGAACTAAAGGTGGGCAATGGTACTTTGCACAAGAATCTCAAGATGATTACTTCTCACTGGGAAGAATTACTACTACTGGATATGATCAAGTAGTTGAGACTACTGGTTGTTCTATTATTGGATCGCAGACCGTTGAGGTCAGCATGAGAGAGACAAAACTGCGTGGTGCTCCACAACATAATCACACAGTATATCATAGTGTTCCTGGAACAGAAGAGTGGATCAAAGAAGGTAGTGGTGACAGATATCTTGTAGATTATCGTGCTGGTTCTGGTAGAATTGCTAGATGGTATCCAACAACAGGAACAGTATTCACACACAAGCATGGTCTACTGAGAGTTGCGAATACAGATAATACTGTCGCAACATATGATGTTTTAGATTTTCAAGGTGGTGCAGGTGGTAACGGTAGTATTAAAGACCCAACAGTACCTGAAGATGAACAATACTATCTTGCTTCTGGTGCAAATGGTGCTGGATCGTATGAATTCCAGACATATATTCCAGATCCTACATTCCTTAGATTCCAATCTACATCCACTATTGGTGGTAGAAATGTAGTCACTGGTGGTACGCCTGTATATGATTATTCAAATGAATGGACATATTCAAGTCCTGGTAGTTACAATATTGATTTTTCTTCTGTTACAGGTAATCCAGAGACTCTACAGTATGTCGTAGTTGGTGGTGGTGGATCGGGCGCTGCTGGTACAATTTCTGGATCTTCAGGTACAAATAGTTCTCTTGTAATTGGTAATGGTAATGAGATCAACCTACTAGCAAGAGGTGGCGGCGGAGGATCAGGTTCTTCAGGTCTACAAGGCGGTAATGGTGGAGCTGGTGGAACTAAATCATCATATGGTAGTGAAGGCACTGGTGGTGCTGATGGATTTGATGGCGGCGATGGCGGCAATGGTGTGTCAGGAAATGGTTTTCCAAAGGTAGATTATCCAAACAATCCTAACAATGGTGGTTCTGCTGGTGTGTTTGGTTTACCTCCATATGGATCAGGAACTGCTGGAGTCAATGTGGAAGTTGGTGGACAGAGTGGTACATATGACCAGACATTAGAATCTAATGGAACATTTAACCTAGCAGGTGTTGCTAATCCATCATCCGCTGTATTTTATGTTCATGGTGGTAAAGGTGGTGGAGCTCGTGGTGGTTATACTGGACACCCATCAGCAAGAGTTTATGTTGAAGTAAAATCTAATCAATTAGGTACATTTACACAGCAAGCGTGGTCTTGTGAAATTGGATACGCTGGTGGTGATGGTAACACTAGTAATAGTCCTCCAAGTGGTGGTACTGCATCACACTCTGGTAGAGGTGGCAACGGTGGAGAAGGACATAATGATGCTGATGGCGGTTCTGGTGGAGCATCAACTCTATTGAAGAGAGGATCTCAAATTGTTGCTGGAGCAGGTGGTGGCGGCGGCGCTGGTGCTACTGGATATGATAATGGCGCTGGTGTCAATGGTAGTGGACCTCCCGCAGGTTTGCAAGCTACGACTAGTGCTCTCGGTTCTGGTGCAGGTGGTGTCGGTGGACGTTACGGATGTATCGGTGGCGGCGGTGGAGGCGGCGGCGGTGGCTGCGCTCGTAACGGTCTCACCTTTGGTGGTAACGGTAACGGTGGTGGATCCGCTGGTCCTGGTGGTGGTCCTGCTGGTGACGGTGGTCACGGTGGTGGTGGTGGAGGACAGACTGGTGTCTCCTCTTATAGATCAGACTACTTCCAAAATGGTTCACTCTCCAACTCTGGTAGAACAAATGGTAAAGTAAGACTGGTTGTTCAATATAATAATGATTACTGGACTCCTGGTGGAGGTGGCGGTGGCGGTGGTGCATACTGGAATGGTAATGTCTCATGGGCAGACCTAGGAAATCCAGCTGGCGCTACAGTTACTGTTGGTTCTGGTGGTGCTGGTAAGTCTGCATCTGGATCCAGTAGTGGATCCACTGCTAGTGGTGCTAACGGTTATGTGAAAGTAGCACTCGGTGTTATTACTGGATATGTTGGTGGTAACCTCACAGTATCTCAGGGTGATGTTGTTACTGCTGGTAGTGCTACCGCAGATGACTGGGATGTTAACATTTACAGTGATGGCACAGGAACTGGCAATGATGGTAGTTTCAAACTACCAACTGCAACTCCAAGCGTATACATCGTTGGTGGTGGTGGATCTGGTGCAACTGCAACAGCAACTATTGCTAATCAAAAGGTAACAGCAGTGACACTAGGTAATGCTGGTGGTGGATATACTGAGACACCATATGTTTATGTTATGAATGGTGCTGCTGGTGGTACTGTTGTGACTGCAAATGTTGACTCTGCATCTGGTACGGTTTCTGATATCACTCTGGGACCAAATACTTCAGCAAAATATGTTCGCTACTTACTGTTTGGTGGGCAAAATGGTCAAACAACCAAGACCAGATTTGTTGAGTTGGTGCCTGTAGATACGACAAATGTTCATTACTTCTCTATCAAAGCATGTAGAGGAAATGGTGTCAACGGTGGTAACCAACCAGAAGAGACATTGCGTGTCTATTATCAACTAGAAGGATCTACTGGATGGACACTGATTGATACTATCATCAATCCAAATGCTACTAGAACTGATCCTATCATCGGTGATGTTCCTAGCATCTCTCAATCATGGGATGGAGCAGCTGGAGATACTAAGTGGTATACATATTCAGTTGCAGTTCCACAGGCAGCGAGACAGAATAACACTAAATTCAAAGTTGAGCAACCTAGAGGAAATGCTAGTGGTGCAAATGATAATGATGGTAACACAGACCATTATGGTATTGCTGAGTTTATCTACTGGAGAGAGAAGGTAACTGAATTGGTATTCGTTCCAAGTGCGGGTGCTATATCCAAACCAGCAGTTGACTCTCTAAAATATGTTGTACAAGGTGAGACTGGACCAGGAATTACATATAGTTCTGGTCTTGGAGCAACTGATGCTAGACTAACACTCAAGTCAACTACGAAGGTAGAACCAGTAGCATCAATTGACCCCGACTTTGATATTCCTCTGGTTACACCATATAGATTATGTAAGTATCTAATCAAAGCGTTCTAAATACATCTGGAGACTATATTCAGCAATATGTCAACCTTCAACTCCGCTGATATTCCTGTATTGCAAGTACAGTTGGATACTGTACAGCAAGAAATCAGTTACAATGGAACCATCAAGGTCATCCCCGACAACTATTGGCAGGATGAACTGGTGCCTTTTCTCTATCCTTTGTGGGATAGTGATAAGGATAAATTAATCATGTTTAGTTGGTTCACCAATAACACATACTATGCTAAGCGCAGAAGATTCATCAAGAACTTCAAAACTGGTGAGTATGAGTGGATTGACTATGAAATGGAGCAGGTTGATGTTGAGCAGGCAAAGCAAGTAAGAGATAAGTTAGTAGAAACATTCTATCTAATTGACTCTATCGAGAATGAAGAGTTCCAAACGGAACTGTCTCGTATGTATGGTAAGCAGAGAAAAGTATCTCCTTTCACTGTTAGATTGGCAAGAAACTTCTTACTATCAGAAACTGACTGGGCGTTGGCAGTAGATTCTCCACTTGATGCTGATGCTAAAGCACAGTATACATTGTATAGATCTAAACTTAGAGATCTAACTACTGCAAGTGAGTTCTCTACCAACCCAGAAGGAGTTAAGTTTCCAATTTCTCCTGACTTTTTCAAGAAAATATATTCTGAAGACTATCCTGATAGAGAGTATCTTGCAACTGATGATCAGTGGTTGCCTATCTCAAAACACTATCTCAAACTATTCAGAGAAAAGATTGCAAACTTCCTAGTTCTGAAGTCTCTAACAGAGAACAACTACTTCGCTACATTATTACTTGAGTATGAAAAACTTAAGAATGCAAATGCTGTTGAGGATGTTGGTGTTGGTGAAACAGATCTAACCGAAAGTCAACTTGCTGACAGAAAGCAATGGTTGGAAATGTTAATTACTAAGGTAGAAGAAGAACTGGATACTGAGAACGATGAGTGATTTTAAAATTCCCTTTGCTATTGTATCATTCCTGCTCGTTCAGGGTGCAGGTGCTGTCTGGTGGTCCTCGCAAATAGATGGACGAGTGAAAACTCTAGAAGAGCAGAGTCTAAATATTGCAAAAGAAAATCGTAGGTACATTGAGCAAGTGATTCAACCATCCTATGGAATCAGTAGTGGTTGGAAAAACCAATACCATGACGAGTGGGTTCTAAAAGGAGGATGGAAATGATTATTGAGGGTAAAGAACTACAAGTATTCGATTTAGTTGCATGTTATGCACAGAGATATCAAAAAACACTAGTATATTTTGATCTCATTACATATAATGCACTAGATGCAACAAAGAAAGCAACTGTAACTGCATTTTATGCAGACTTTGTTGATGATTATGTCATGGATATTATCAAGCAAGGTAAGTTTAACACATTAGAGTTTGATGAAGAGAATATTGCTTCATTGATGGCAGGGTCGTGGTTCCCTAAGGAGAGCGAGTGTCCAGACTCTGATCATTTCATCCATGCATATGTCGTGGATGCATATGGAGATATTATCTGGGACAACGCTTGACATCATAGTAGCGTGATGCTATGCTGGTTCTGAACTAGCACACCACTATGCTTGAGTTTTGTTATGAACTCGACTACAAGTCACTTGACTTTACAGATCCAGAAACTCACGAACTTTATCGTATTGGTCGGGGAGAACAAGGAGTTCTATTGGTACGGCCTTATACAGACGACATTTGTGCTCATTGGCGGTTCCGAACTCCTGATGTTGCAGTAAAGTCTGCTAACAAGATATATGCAATGTATCTCGATTACAGAGATGCTAAAGATTTTGTAGGCATGGATATGTGTCGTAAATTCCTGGAGATGGGATTTACTCGTGCTCGTAGATATGCTAACCATCATAGTGGAAAGAAGTATGATAGTAAAGGTGAAGTCCGCCCTCAGGAATCTGATCACTGGACCTGTGACTATAATAAGAGTGCTCAGATCTTTAAGAAAGTACGCGACATCGTGGCAAACAATGCAGAATACAAACGAATCAGACAACACTGGCGACGAGAAGTTGAGTGTGCCAACGAACAGCGAGTTGCTGCACTTGCAACTACAAGCAATATTAAGAGAGAACGATATGCCCCCAAGCGAGATAAAGTATCTCGGAGTGCGTGAGGGTGAGCACTGGTATCTTATCGCAGGAGAGCATGAAGTGCCAGTCAAAGATATAGTTGGAGTTGATGCAGTTGATTAAACAATTATTTCCATGGCCCTGTTCAGTTGTGCAACTGAATGACTGGGAAAATAAAAAACAAAAGATCTACGAGTTTACTAAACAGCACCCATATCAAAAGGGTCGCTATCAACCTATGAGTAACTACGATACTATTCGTACAAATCCTGATAGGTTGAAACCTGCATGTGAAGCAGTGCAAGATATCTTTGGTGATGATGTTTTAAACTTCGCTAAGACTCTTGGTGCTATTTCATATGAAATCACACTTGGTTGGACACAAACATCATTCAAAGGAATGGAGCAAGGTATTCATAATCATGGATACAAAGGATTTTCTGCAACATGCTATGTAGATTTTGATCCTAGTGAGCATACATCTACTGTATTCTATGAACCATTGCCTAGTTTCTGGGATGGTCAGAAGAGGCAGATTGAAATACCTAACTGTAATGAAGGTACATTAATATTGTTTCCTGCATATGCTGACCATCTTGCCAGACCAAATGAATCAGAGAAACCTAGAACTATCTTTGCATTCAATTTTAATGTAGTGCCACATGAGAGCGTTCGACCTCCATTTGATGATGAACTTAGCACAGGTCAGATGTTTAGGTGGGGTAGTAGGTCCAATTCTTGAAGTGTCTACCATGCTTGCACATGAGCATG